CACAGCGTTGCCAAGGCAGATCCTAGTGTTCCAAGTCATGTTGTAAGAAGCCTTAGTAGCATCGCAGCCAAAGTGGCTAGCCTTTTGGGGGAACAATGAAAATGGTAAAAGGTGCTTTAGATAAAGTTTTAGAAAAAGCAGTATCGCGCAAACTTTTAGTTTGGGCAACTGCTACAAGTCTTATGTTAGCTGGTACGCTGGAAAGCGGAGATTGGTTAACCATCAGTGCGTTATATATTGGAGGGCAAAGCGTTATTGACGCTATCGTCAAACTCAAGAGTGCTGAATGAAATCTGTTGTTACGTTTGTGGCAAATCATTGGAAGGAACTACTTTTAGTTGCTTTTATGTTTGTCCTTTCCTTTATGTGGTATGGTGATCATAAAGCCCTGATTGATGCTTACGATGCGTCGACGGAAGGTTATGAAGAAAGAATAGAAGCCCTGAAAGAAAGCCATAACAGAGAGGTTCTCAAAAAAGAGGACGCCATTATGGAGTTTCGAAATAGGGTTTATGATTTAGAGACACAACACTTGGAATACCTTGAAGAGTTGGAGAAACTCCGTAATCGCAAGGTGGAAGAATATATCACCTTGAGAAAAGAAAATCCTGATGAACTGATCATCAAGATTGAAAAGTCTTTTGGCTTTGAGTATGTGGATTAAACTCTTACAAATATCAGCTCTAAGTTTGTTTTTGCACAGTTCCGCGCAAGCTAACGAAGGCCGGTTTACCTTAGTGCCTCAAGGGGGAAAAGTCTCTTTTGAGGCTACTTGTTTTGATGATGTAGCAACGGCAAAGCTTCTAACTTGGAAAGAACTCCTTATGGAGGAGATGAGAGAAAAGTGTAGTTTTGAGAAACAGAAGATTATTCTGGAGAAAGATCTGGATCTTGAAAACTTACAGATCACTCTTGACGAAACCAACTTTCGTTATCAAGTGGAGATATCAACCCGAGACGAAGAAATAGAAAAACTAAGAGACATCATCAAAAGAAGCAACAAAGCAAATATCCCAGTAATAATCACGGTAAGCACGGCTGTTGGGTTTGGTATAGGGATGGGAACATACCACATAATACTATCTAGTGAGTGAATGATGAGCAAAGATTGGGACAGGCTAGCACAGTTTGAGAAAGCGATCGCCAAGAAATATGGTGAGGAAGCAGTACAGAACCCTAGAAATAACTGGGATGATGAAAAGGAAGCTTCATACCGAGAACAGCTCAAAAAGTTAAGTGAGAAAGAATATCTCATCGACGAAAAAGATGATAAAGTTGAACAAGACGGCTTTTTGATCTCTAAAAAACTACTTAATAGAGAGACTACAAAAAGGGTTTGTCCGGTTTGTCGAACATATTCTTTTAAGATTAGGGACGATGTTTTTATGAATAAGTTTGAATGCTGCTATACTTGCTACATAAACTATGTTGATGGTAGGGAAGAACGCTGGCTTTCGGGCTGGAGGCCAAATATCACAAACTCAGCTAAGGAGAATCAATAATGGCTACACCTTTGGAAATTGTAAGAGGTATTTCGCAAGTTATGGCGAATACTCATGACGGCGCATTGGACGCCGATGGCGAGCCAATCAAGATCGGGCTAAAGAGAGAAGAAGGTCATCCCATTAATGACGCACGAGTTATGGATGGGTTTGGCGTTAAGTTCGAAGGTGATAAACTTTGTATATACTATCACGCAGAAGTTCTCCTTAAAGATGTTTATGGTAAAGATTTTGAGGGAGAGATTGATCAGATGATCACTGATATCGCAGCTTTCCTCAAAAAGGAATATAAGAAGGTTACAAAAAGTGCCCTCACTCTGACACCAGTGAAAGATGAAGAAGTTCAGGTATTGGTCCAGAATACTTCTCGTATCCGCACTTGGGTTCAGGCTTCTAAGAAGTTTGAGATTGGAGGTATGGGAGAAACAGAAGGAAAGAAGGCTCCATCAGAAGACCGGTTGGAGGATAGTTTCCGAAAGTTTCTTGATCAGGGTGGACTTGGCAAACGTGCAAAAAACGACAAACGTAAGGAATAATGAGTCAAATAGACAGAAAGCAGGCTATCAAGGAGATAGTCAAATGTGGACAAGATCCGGTCTATTTTATCAATAACTACGCAAAGATTTCTCACCCTCTTAGGGGGCTTATTCCTTTTACGACTTATCCTTTCCAAGATGATCTGTTAGAAAGTTATAGCGATTATCGTTTTAATGTTATTCTGAAAGCGAGGCAGCTGGGAATTTCAACCATTACTGCTGCATATATTGTGTGGTTGCTTCTATTTTACCGCGACAAGAATGTACTCGTCGTTGCGACAAAATTCCAAACTGCTGCAAACTTGGTCAAGAAGGTCAAGGCTATCATGCAGAATGTTCCTTCTTTCTTGAGAATCGCAGAGATCAAGATTGATAACAGAACTTCTTTTGTCCTTACAAACGGTTCAGAGGTAAAGGCAGCATCTACGAGTGGCGATGCAGGCCGTTCAGAAGCCTTGTCTCTGCTCGTTATTGATGAGGCCGCACACGTTGATGGACTAGAAGACTTATGGACAGGCTTGTATCCTACCCTATCTACTGGTGGGCGCTGTATTGCTTTATCTACCCCTAATGGTGTAGGGAACTGGTTTCACAAGACTTGTACAGAAGCAGAGCAGAACGTAAACGATTTTCATCTTTCGGTATTACAATGGGATGTTCATCCAGAACGTGACCAGGAGTGGTACACAAAAGAAACCAGGAATATGTCTGCTCGCCAGATCGCTCAAGAACTTGAATGTAACTTCAATGCTTCTGGCGATACTGTTATTCATTCGGAAGATATAAATCGTTTGGTAGCTTCTATAAAGGCGCCGGTATATAAAACAGGTTTTGACCGCAACTTGTGGCTATGGGAACAATATGATCCAGCTTGTACCTATCTGACGGTTGCTGATGTGGCGAGAGGGGATGGGACAGACTATTCTGTCTTTCATGTCATAAAGCTAGAAACTATGGAGATTATAGGTGAGTATCGAGGTAAGCCTACTCTAGAACAGTTTGCTAGCGTATTGGATCATACTGGAAGAGAGTTCGGCAGGTGCCTACTGGTTGTTGAGAACAACAGTTTAGGAATATCAATTTTGGAGAAGCTTCAAGATAGAGAATACCCAAATCTTTACTTCTCCATAAAGGGCACTCATGAGTATATTGACCAGCATCAAGCCCGCGCAATCACAAACTCAGTTCCTGGTTTTACTACATCATCTAAGACCCGACCTCTAATAATCGCCAAAATGGAAGAATTCATTAGAAATAAACTAATTACTATATATTCTTCTAGGACGATCGACGAGTTTAAGACATTCATTTGGAATAACAATAAGGCAGAAGCAATGAGAAGTTATCATGACGATTTAGTTATGGCATTAGCAATCGCATGTTGGGTTAGAGACACAGCGCTTACGGTCAACCAAAAAGATTTGGAATATAAAAGAGCAATGGTAGATTCTATGAGTCTAAATAACACAAAGCTTCATACTACTATTCCAGGCATGATTGGGCACCGACGCACGGCATATAATGAGAATATGAAAAAAGAAATGAAGAACTATCAAGACTTTGTTTGGCTGATTAAGGGATAAAGATATGGCAGACCAGAGAAATAATCCAAGGAATCCGACAACAGACCTCTTCAAGGCTCTGACCAGAATCTTTTCTGGGCCTCTTATTACTCGGCGCTCGCAAACGGGTCGTCGATTAAGGAGACATCAGCTTGATAAATATGCTAGCCGGTTTAAGTCTGCTAGTGGCCAAGCGTTTAAAACCTCTCGCTCAAGAAATGCATACAATTTACAAGCGGCAATAATGAACCAGCACAATCGTGCTGAACGGTATGTGGACTTTGAGCAAATGGAGTATACACCAGAGATTGCCTCTGCTTTGGATATCTATGCAGACGAGATGACAACTCACTCATCATTACAGCCGATGTTGAATATAAAGTGTTCTAATGAAGAGATCAAGGCAGTGTTGGAATCTCTTTATCATGATATTATGGGGGTTGAACATAATCTGTTTGGTTGGTGCCGGTCGATGTGCAAGTATGGAGACTACTTTTTATATCTTGATATTGATGATAAGTATGGTGTTAGAAATATTATTGGAATGCCCTCTACAGAAGTAGAAAGAATGGAAGGCGAAGACGAAACAAATCCAAATTATATCCAGTTTCAGTGGAATACTGCCGGCCTAACCTTGGAAAACTGGCAAGTTGCTCACTTCCGCATTCTCGGAAATGATAAGTATGCTCCTTATGGTACTTCTGTTTTAGAACCAGCTCGGCGTATCTTTCGCCAGCTTGTTCTGCTAGAAGACGCAATGATGGCTTACCGCATTGTCCGCGCTCCTGAAAGGCGTGTTATCAAGGTAGATGTGGGACAGATTCCGCCAAACGAAGTAGAGCAATATATGCAGAAAGTTATTGCCTCTATGAAAAAGAACACGATTGTGGATGATGCTACTGGTCGCGTTGATCTTCGTTATAACCCAATGTCCGTAGAGGAAGATTATTTTATTCCAGTTCGCGGAGATTCTAAAACAGATATTCAGCCTTTGGCGGGCGGCGCCCACACTAGCGATATTGATGATGTCAAGTACCTAAGAGACAAGCTATTCTCTGCTCTTAAAGTGCCTGCATCTTATCTCACTAATGCCGAGGGAGCAGAAGAAGATAAGACAACCCTTGCTCAAAAAGATATTAGATTCGCAAGAACGATCCAGAGATTACAGCGTTCAGCCATCTCGGAACTAGAAAAGGTAGGTATTATCCACCTTTATATTATGGGATATACTGGTGATGATTTATTGAACTTTGAGTTGGCCCTCAACAATCCGTCAAAGATCGCAGAAATCCAAGAACTTGAACATTGGGAAAGAAAATTTTCTGTTGCCTCTGCGGCTACAGAAGGGTTCTTTTCTCGTCGTTGGGTTGCCGAGAAGTTGTTCAGTATGTCTCACGAAGAGATACAACGTAACCAGCGCGAAATTTACTATGATCGCAAATATGATGCGAAGATAGCAGCTGTTGCCGAGGCAATGCAGGAGCAGGCTGCTGGGCTTGGTGGAGGACTTGGTGGTGACCTTGGTGGTGACCTTGGTGGTGACCTTGGAGGTGAAGACCTTGGAGGCGACCTTGGAGGCGACCTTGGAGGCGACCTTGGAGGTGAAGACCTTGGAGGAGCTGAGACAGCAGTTGAGCCAGAAGGTGAAGAGGATGTTCTCTTGGCAGAGCCTGGACGCCGCAAGGATGGATATTATACTCCTCGTTCAAAAGGCAAAAAGTATTATCCTGTGAAGGTAGATAAACGTCCCAAGGGAGCAGTAAAGCGCCATTATTCTTCAGTTGCGGGCGGCTATGTCGATCCAAGAGCAGTATTTCCAGGCAAAAAAGGATCTGGTGGCTTAGATTCCTTGGCGAAAGGGATGTTAGAAAGACAAGGGCCTAATTATAGTGATGCCTTCTCTGAAGCGGAGTATTCTCTGCATGAGACCAATTATGAGATCAAGAGGCTATTAGAAAGCTTGAAGAAATCTAAGGAGTTTGAGGATGAAACTGAAGCATAATAAGAAGCGAAATACTGCGTTTTTGTATGAGTCCTTGCTCAAAGAGTTAGCAAAGGCAGTGACCTATAACAAGGTTACAAAAAAGAATACGATTGTTTCCATTATTCAGAAATATTTTAAAAAGGGTGCTGTCCTAGCAGAAGAGCTAGATCTCTATAAGGCCATCAGTGAAACCCAGCGAGTTGATGTATATACAGCGGAGAGGTTGATTACAGAAACAAAGAAACGGTATGAAACTTTTGATAAGAAGAGGATCTTCAATGAGCAGACCTCTCTAATAAATACAATCAACAAGAGAGTAGGCAAACATACCTTTGGAAATTTTGTTTCAAATTATCGATATCTTGCTACAATCTCTCAAATGTTCTCTTCAGAGCCCAGTGTTAAAGAAAGAGTATTGTTAGAAAGAAAGCTTATTGGTTCTATGGTGGCCAAGTCAAGCCAATCAGATAAAGCCAAAGCAATGCCTCATGTTGACAACCTAGTCTTTAAGACTGTTGTTGAAAACTTCAATAAAAAGTATGACGGCAAACTGTTAGTAGAACAAAAAGAGCTTCTAAGCAACTATATCTTATCTTTCAATGATTCGGGAGTAGAGTTCAAAGTCTATATGAACGAAACAATCGGCCATCTCAAAGGAGAGGTAAGCCAGCTCTTTGGAAATGAAGAGATCAGTCAAGACCAAGAACTAACAGAAAAGCTAAAACAAGTA